TTATCGGGATTTTTAGGGACATAAATGCCCTTGCTGGTAGCCATGTATTTAAAAAATTATTTGTCTAATAGCGTACTGATTTGGTAATTTTACCATCGGTGTTCCCAACAATGAAGTACCTACTCTAACACTGTTAAGTAAAAACAGCACGATGCTGGTTTGTTCAGCCTCGGGCATGCGTTTTAACTGCTCTAATGTAGATATAATGTCGCGGCCTTCGTATGTACAAGAATCAATAAATGCAGCAGCTAAATTTTCTGCTGCTGCACGACCATAGGCCATAAATTCAAAATAGCTGATAACAGCATTATACAAATCGTCTGAAATGTGGGCTGTAACAGCATATTGATTGTCAAAATAATTTGGTGTAGAACCAATGTTGGTATTATCTTGGACTATAACATTGCTGGCCATAACTTAGTCCTTGCGTGGGCTAGGGAAAAGACTGTCGGACAAGCCAGCAGCACTGCGACTAACGGTGTTTTGTAGTGCAGGTTGTAGTATACTGTTCACAGTTGCATTGCCAATTTTTGTATTTCGAAGTCTATTTTCTGCTTTGATAATAGTTGAATTAATAACTGATTGACCAGCTCGTGCAATGCTGGCACGCAGTCTGCTGCCCAGTGTTGATGCTGCTGGAGATCTTGGAGCCGCGCCATATTGTCTTTCAACCCAATAATTTCCGTATTTAATACTGTCAGTTATAGGCCCAGATTCGTAATTAATTTGCCAGTCAGCACGTTGGGTCAACGTGCTGGGGAAGTACCGTTCTTTTTCTTCCTTAGTCAATCCACTGATAAATTTATTATCACGAGTCAGTTCACTACGGGCTGGATCATAATGTATTTTGCTAAGACCACGTACTCCTGTGTCTTGAGACTCAGCATCAGATCGATTAACATTTTGTACGTCACCATCCTCGTAACGAACATATTCATATTTTAAGGACATTGAATGACCAATAAATTCGTTTTGCCCTGCAATATGGGTACCATGTGCCCAAGAAGTAATTGTAGGATTGACCAATGTGTACAGACTGTATCGATCCATACTCATGCTGTAAATTTTCACAGACTTTAAATAGGGAACATTAGCTCTAGGATCAAAACCCCAACCTGAACTTCCTGAGTTATACCGATTATTCCTCATACTGAGAGCAACATCATTACTGTTATATGCATCTGCATAATAGTAAGTCATGTAGTCTTCCCAAAAATTTCTAACTATGTTAGCACTGTCGTCATGAAAATCAATTTTTACCGGATTATATTTAATCCCGGTTTGTACTGAAATTTTATGATTGTATGCGTTTAAATCTTTGGTTTCTACTTCAAACTTTGGCAAATCAACACTTTTAACCAACATGCCCACTTCTTTTATGTGGTCACCGTTGCCCTTATACCTAGTTTGTTTAGAAAGCTCGCTAGCATCTGGATTAATTTCAAAATACACATGATAAAGAAAACTGAATTTGGGGCTTAATCGATTTTGATTAACCCCAAATAGTTTTTGACCGTGAGCAAAATCTTTAAGACGTAGATTACTCGGGTCGCTATTAATAGCCATGTAAAACCTTTTTGATTAGGCCGCTGTTGTACCTAGTGCAAATCTTGCAAATGCTTGACCAACACCACTGTCAGTTGGTTTCTGCACAGCATTATCAAATCTAACAGTCATTTGAATTTGCACAGGATCACTGCTACTGTAGGCTAGCTCGCCATAGTTGACTTGACTAAGGAAACAACCATACAGCTCCCAAGTTTCAAGTACCAATGGTGCAGCAGTGCCATTGCCACCATCAGTGATTTCACAGCGTGTAACAAACTTGTAATCAACACCTGACACAGCACTGGCCTGCTCTAGGAAATCAAATTGCTTTTGTACTTGTTCGCCAACCAATTTAGAAATATTCCCAAGACTATCATCACGTAAATTAACAGTAATAGTTTCCCACTTGGGCTTGCCAGCGTAATAAATTGTACTGTTGTACACAGGAATTTCCACTGGCTCCATACTCATAGTAGGTCTAGTAAAATCAACAACCTGCTTGGTTAATTCTGAAACATTTGTGCCAAGACCAAAGTTTTCAAAACTGACACGAAAACGATATTTGAGCTTGGGCATCAACAGGCCCTGGCTACTAGCACTTTGGTTAGTAGCTAAAGGAACCGTAAATTTTTGCAATGATGCAACTGACATGTTAGATCTCCTAAATCTTTAAATTAAAAATTGCTAGTAATAGCACCAGTGTTCTTAATGCGTAGAGGAATGTAAATAAACTCCACTGCTTTAACTGGTTCGATAGCGATATCAAGGTACAATTCGTTGCGATCAATACGAACAGGTGTGTTGTTCGTTGTGTCACAGACAACTAGGAAATCGTACAAAGCACGTTTAGCTACTAAATCGTTAAGCAGTTGCTCAACCAGTTGCTTGAGCTGATCACGAGTAATTTTATCATTAGGCTCAAATATAAACGATCTTGACAACTTGGCAACACGGTCACGGATATAAGCAACCAATCTAGATACGTTGATTCTATCAAATGCCGAAGTTGTTGCACTGCGAGTCTTTTGTCCATAAACAGTAATACCTGTACCAGGCAAATACGTAATGGGGTTGATCTTGGTTTCGTACAATGTATCACGAATGCCTTCGCTCATACCAAATGTAACGAACTCGCCAGTGGTGCTGTCTACGTAACCTAGGCTTGACGCATTGTCTACTAGACCACGTTGTGTGCCTGCTGGTGCAAACCAAGGATAGCTGATATCGTCACTGTGTACAATAGTGCGAAGCGCCATGTGGCTTGGCGGAACAGCAATGGTATTTCCAGTAAGGTCATTATACAATGCTGAAGGGTAGTACACAGCCAGGTAGTTGTCTGATGTGCGTAGTGCTTCATCATACATGGTACCGCTGCTTGTGCCGTTGCTCCAATTTTGTAGTTCTGTACCAGTTGGTGGTAAGTGCATACTGGTGTCACCAATGATGAACGCAGTATTTCTGCGATCGTTGTTGAGTGCTACCATGTTGGGAATCAGTTCTGGATATCCTGGGCAAGCAATCAGTGTAAACTCACGCTGCTCTTCACGGATTTCTGTACTGGAGTCGATAGAACTCTTTAGTGCTTCTACTACCAATGCACGAACTGCACGGTGACCCATGTATGGGCTACCATCGGTTCTATTGCCGGCTGCATTTACCCAAGTGTTGGTTGCTAGCACATCCCAACTATTGGCAACAGTGGGAAGCGTACCGGCTGTTACCGAGCCCTTGGCTCTGTAAATCCCACCGTTGGTATAAACTACACGATCGCCTAGTACATAAGATTTAGTGCTACTCCAAGTTTCAAAGGCAAAATCTGTTGAATTAAAGTAACCGGCTTTGAACTGTTTAACATTGTAGCCACTGCGACGTGTGTTAAACAACAATGTACCACGTGGGTAAGCTGTTGCGTCAGGTGCGTCAATGTCCAAATAGCTACTGGTTAGAAGAGTTTTAGTAGTAACTAAATTACCAGTAATTGTGTCGGTTGTCCCATCAGTGTCCCAGCGAGCATCAGCAAATACAATACCAGTTTCAGTAGTTTGATTGCTGTTGTCGATTTGTACCCAACGATTAACACCAGTAACTGTTTGCCAACGGCTGAGTTTGGGATAGTTTTCTAAATCGCTAGTATCTAGCCACAAATCACCTAGTGCTAGTGCAGTAGTGCCATCACTTTGTGTAGTGGGCTTGGATGCTGAAACAATAACGCCATTAGGGTCAGTTAGTACCAAGTTGTATCCACGTGCATCGCTGGTAACAGTTCTATACCCTTTCCATGCAGTCTTACTAGCAGTTCCATCGTGAATCATGATGTCAACTTCACTAATGGTACTGTAATACCACAATGTACCAGTGTCAGGGTTGGTGCTGGGTTCAACTGAACTTGCTGTATAGCTTGAAGCTGTTAACGCTGTCCAATTGCCGGCGACTAAATTGCTGCCCGAAGCACGGAAGCCAGTTGTGGAACTAGTGATGCCTAATGCTGTTAGTGGAGTATTTGTGGTGTTCTTTAGTACAATCACACCACCTAGTGCATGTGTCAATGTTACTGCTGTTGTTCCTGATGCTGTCAAATTAGGAATACTAGCGTCATTGATTAAATTTACTACGCTGGTAATAGTTGCACCTGCAAGAATTGTTATAGTGACTGCAGTAGTCAAAGTTGATGATCCAGCCTTGCTAACTTGAACAGTGAATCTATCATTAGCAGTTGGCGAATAGGAAGTAATAGTACTACCAGTTACTGTTGTAGGCCATGTGCTGCTTCTACGTAATAGTTTGAATTTAACTGTACCATCAACATCTGGATTGCACTGTGCATAAACAGCGCCTGTTGGAATTAGTTTTCCACCACTAGTATCTAAACCAGCCACTGCGGACCAATCATCACTGAATACCGGGGTTGAAATTTGAGCAAATGTGTCAACAGACAAATTGTATTTGCTTAGTACTAAACTAGCACCCAAATTAACTGCATTGGTTTTAACCCAAACACTGCCACTGGGACGTGCTGGTGCGGTAGCTGTTATCTGCAGCCAATAGGTCGTAGCGGTGTTTGGGGGTTGATTTAAATTATTAGTACCCAGTATGGCCATATATGTATTAGTAGCGCCACTGCTGGTGTAAACCACGCGATCGCCAACAGCATAAGTAACACTGGCACTCCAGGCAGCAGCCGCATTGTCGCTGACTCTCCATTGTGGAACATTGGTATGGGCTGCAAATGCTGTTGTTGGAATTTGATAAGCGCCTGCTGCAATACCAAGTGTAGCCAGCGGTGTTCCAGTTATGCTTAACCGGCCGCCGGCAGCAGCACTGGTTGAATAAATTTCTAAATAATCATTAACAATCTCAGCAGTAACACCTGCAATACTTGCATTAGTAATTGCTGTTTTAAGAGTTGCTAATGATGTACCTGATGTGACAGACACACCGTTAATAGTAAGTGCTCCAGATGTTAATGTTGGATTAGCAACTGTACTAACTACAGTAGGCACAGCATTTTGCCATTCTGTAGACCCCACAACAACCCAAGTATTCTTACGTGTTTTATAATAAACAGTAGGATCAATGGTAGCAGTGGCTACTACAGCATAATCGCCAACATTGCCATACGATTCGCTAGGTGCACTACCAGTCAAATAAGTAGAGGTTGTGTAAACTGCAGGTGTGATTGCTGAGAAAGTTTCTGTGCCAGCGTCCCACTTAAACAATCCCCAACTGGTTGATGCAGTATCAAGCCAATATATGCCATCAGAGGGATTGCCAACTGGACGAACTGCTGTGCCTTTTAGTTGCTTTAGATCAATGTCGGCTCGTACAGTCATTGCACGATTGCTGATGCCCAATAGGCTGTATGCAGCCATTAGGCCATATTCGTTACGCTCTCCACCATGTATTGGTGTATTTGAACTAGTCTGTTCAAAATAAGGAGCACCGTACAGTGTAGCCAACTCACGTTGACTGCCAACAATGGCCAATTTGCCTGCGTTGACTTTGGTCGTGCCAGCGGCAGTTCCGGTGTTGGTGATGTTGCTTTTGTCCTGTTCAGTAGCTATGACAATTAGTGGAACAGTGCCAGTTGCAGCCGAAGCATACGCACTATCGTTAAAAACTGTAATCTCTACGCCTGGTGATACGAGTGCCATTTTGTAAATCCTTATTCAAATAAGTGTTGTAAATATTTATGTGTAAATGTCAAAATTGCCCACTTAGTGGACCTTTTTACGAACCTTTAATCGTAAATACTTAACACATAAAGGTCCTTTATACAATGCCAACGGCTCCACTATGCCAAGAATGCGGTGCGAAACCCGCCCAAGTCAATTATAACAAAAATGGCCGCACCTATTATAGGTCAAAATGTCATGGGTGCAGTCATGGACGTAAAAAATCCACAGATGTGGTACTGGGTTATAGGAAAAAATCTCAGTGCGAGCGTTGTGGGTTTAAGCCGCGGATAGAGGAACAGCTACGCTTGCACCATGCTGATCACAATCAGCAAAACAACAATTTTAAAAATTTAAGAACGGTGTGTTGCAACTGCTCTGTAGAATTAAGCGCATTGAAAACACCGTGGACCACAGGGGATCTATCGCCAGACTTTTAATTGTGCTTCAACATGATCATAGAGATCATTGATTGTGCCATTGTTGACAATTTCAGCATCAAATTGTTCTTGCACCCAAGCATACTCGCTAGCATGAACTTGGGGATAAAGATCGCGCATGCCTTGTGCGAGATTGTATGATGCGAATCCTCGAGCTACATCATACCAAGCAGGTTTTTGCACTGGGCTGATCAGCAAGAATTTGGCACCTAGCCTGCGTAGTGCAGCCATTTCGTTAGGGAATCTGACATCTGTTACAACAATATTGTACCCATGTTCTTGCAGTAATCCAATTTTTCGTTCTACATTCAGTATCCAAATTGAATCACTAAAGTGTTGCCTAAACACATCTGTGCCGATATGCTGTAGGGCATAACGTGGGGTAAAGTTTTCGATACCCAACCGTTGACCCCACCATGCATCTATGGTTTCCCTAAATATGCGAGATTCGTCAGTATCGCCTTCTAACAAATGCCTTGGCCAGCTAAAGATACTGCCAACAGTATCTTTTAGAGCATCAGCAAATGCCAGTTGTGTGTATCCACATGAGTTTTTTAAGTAGTAAGCAGCAGTGTTTTTGCCCGAGCCAATAAGGCCAGAAATTCCAATAATCAATTAATCCTCTACACGATATTCAGTGGTTATGCTGGGTTCTCCAGCGAATTGTCGCCATTTGCCTATGGGGCATTGGGCATATGATACTGCAACTTTGGCGGGCATAAAGCACCCGCACTTTTTGCAGGTTTTAATAGTAGTATTAAATTCGTCGCAAGTTTTACAAATTGTATAACGTTCACGAGCAGCAGCAATTGGTATAAACACAATATTATCCTATAACAAAAGTGTAGGGCTGACTGCCATCCACAAATTTTTTCAATTCTTCTTCAAGTCGTTCCATTTCTTCTTTGGCTTCGGCTTTTAGCGCACCGCCATTCAACTGTGTGCCACCTTGTGGACCAGCAATAGATCCAAATTTTTCTCTTGCTTGGCCAATGATGTCTTTGCTCACTGCCAGTGCATAGTCTTGAATCCAAGGCTGAATTAGGTAGTCACTTAGCAGTGTAATTTCAGGCTTGTAATTATAAGTCCACAGTATAACGTCCTCGCCACCTACTGGAAATTTTCTAATCAAGCTGATCTTTTTGGTAACCGGGTTCCATGTAAAGTTGATGTGCCCACCAAACATACGCATGGCCAACTCTTGATATTGTGTAAACATATCGTAACTGGCCAATCCACCAACACGACCAGCCACCAACATGTAAGTATTCAAATAACCACTAGCAAATGGTTCAAATTGGCTGGCTGTAGTACCGGTCACTGATCCAATGCCGCGTCTAAACACTTGCCGTACTGTGATGATTTCCTGCGGCAGTGTGTAGTCACTTTGTTCTTTGTTGATGGTCAATACTGCATAGCTTTCTTCCACACTGTTTTGAGCACGTTGACGATAACGCTGTAGTGCACGATTAATGGCTGTGTCTACATGTTTTTTATCTAGTTCAACGTCAACGATGCCCGAGCCCAACCTATCAAAAATATAGTCGGTAATGTTATCTCTCAGTGTGTCAAGTGTAGAGCTCATGGAGTATCCTTTTGGATATTTATCTTACAGCACCTTGAGCAACACAGTGTCCTCGTTGAGCCTACCTGTCAACTTGGACTCTGTGGACTTGATTGTACTTAAAAACTTTTTAAGAGCTGGCTTGGTGGCTTTGAAAAAGTCTCTCAATGCATCTGCAGGTTTTCTTACAGTTTTGTTGATGCTAGCAGCTTCATCAAATCCTACTATGCTGGTGCCTTTGATCGACAATGGCCCTTGTAGGGAATCAGCTATGTATACTCCTAATTTACGAGTACGAGTATTAAACACCCAAAGCTGACCAGCACCTACAATGTCTGCTGGATTGATTGATGTCAGTTTAAGAGCCACATCTTGTTTCATGTACTTGACACGAGCAACTAATTTTTCCTTGCTAGGCGCACGTTTAACACGCGGCTTACGAACCACTGTTTTATGTTGCTGATATTTTTCAATGTCAGCGAATAAGGCTGTGTAAAATGCAATATAGCGTTTGAAACGCGCCTTGGTCCATTTACGATAACCTTCCTTCAGCTGTTCGTCTTCTCCCCCAGCTGCCGCAGAGATTTCTTCAAAATGTGGTTGGAAGAACTTGCTGACAGCAACCACAGCACCTTGCGTTACAGTCTTTTCGTGAAAGTAGCCATAAGCGTCAAATGTCACTGCATCTGACTCTAATTGGTCTTCAAAAGTTTCAATGTGTGCAATATGCCCGTCAGCAATTTCACGCAAACGATCTTGAATCGTAGGCTGTTTTGCCACCGCTTTAGGTTTTTCTTTGTCGGCCTCGGCAGGAGCAGTGCCCAATGCCGCACGATTAACAATGCTCAACACAGTGTTTTTAATATGTTCGCGGAAACGATCACGCATGGGCATGCCTTGCCTATGCGCTCGAACCAAGGCCGCTACAGTAATCGGCGTCAAACTGTCGGGCGATTTCAAATAGGCACGCAAGGTGTCGGCATCAACCAAATCGCTTTTGGTCAGCCAACTGTTGAATTCAGGACGCAGTTCACGATTACTGTAAAAGTAATTGTAATAGCGGAAACTGGTACGTAGTTGTGTGTCAAACTCTGCCTCAGTCAGTTCCATGGCTGCCGCAGTGTCCCAAGTTGGCTCAGGCCCAAAGTACTTTTCATCAAGAAATAGTGGGTTCCGTGGCGCACGAGTTTTACGAGCAGACTTTTCAACTTTGATACGAGCCATGTCAGCCTCCAAATTGTCAACTTCCATACAGTATAGCAGTATTTAATTGGCGTGTCAACCAGTGTTGCCCAACCATAAATATTCAAAAGGACCAGTATGCCTAGACTTTCAATGTGGCGGCCCAACCACAGCAATGATTTCAAATTTTTAGACCGAATCATTAATGAACAGTTCACTGTGGGTGGCACAGGAATTAATGTACACCTATATCTTGGTCCTGCAACACAAACCGATAGCGTTGATGAAACAGTTCCCGAATACACCAATACATCAGCACAAAACATTCAAGATCTATTGTTTTTAGAAAACCGAGATCGTTCGTATCGTCCCGATATTTTCAATATTCGAGGCATATATCAAGTAGCCAACAACGATTTTGATCTAAGCCAATTTGGTATTCAATTATCCACTGACACTATATATGTGACCTTTCACATAAACAACATGGTGCAAATGCTGGGGCGCAAACTAATGATTGGTGACGTTTTGGAAATGGAACATCTCAAAGACTATTTCCCATTGGATGAAAACAATGCAGTGCCTGCAGCATTGCGAAAGTATTATGTGGTCAAAGACGCCAATAGAGATGCTGATGGATTTAGCCAAACTTGGTGGCCACATCTATGGCGTGTCAAATGCGAGCCCATGGTTGACAGTCAAGAGTACAAAGACATTATTAATCAAGGCCCAGGAGTTAGCACTATATACGATGCATTCATTAATATCAATGATGCAATTATTGCACAAGCTGAACGAGACGTACCACTAAGCGGATATGATACTTCACAATTATACACAGTTCCAGTTAAAACAGGTGTTGGTCCTGACGTGCCCAACAGTCTACGAGCCGATAACGCAAATTTTGACGTGCCAGTAGACAGTACAATACCCACAGTGGATAGCCAAACCATAACACCTGATGCTGTTATCACCGGCTATTTAACTGGTGACGGACAAGCCCCCAATGGATTTCCTGCAACATCGGGTATTGAATTTCCCAACTATCCCAATATCGGCGACTACTGTCTGCGTACCGACTACTTGCCCAATGTCATGTTTAGATGGGACGGGCTGGCTTGGCGTAGGATTGAATCAGCAGTACGCACCAACTACACTACCGGTGCTGCCAATAATCAAACACTCAAGAGCGGATTCTTTAACAATGCTGGAGTTGTTGCTACCAAAGGTGGTAATCTCATTGACAGTAGACAAGGTCTCAGCAAGGCCCTGCGCCCACCCGAGGATTAACCAATGTCATCACAGCTATTTTTTTACGACCAACAAATTCGCAGGTTCTTGATGCAGTTTATTCGCATCATGAGCAATTACCAAGTGGAAACTGGATTTGACAGCACTGGTACACAAGCTCTTATTCGTGTGCCGGTGATCTACGGTGATGCCAGCAGACAAGCAGCACAAATACTAGCAAAAAACAGTGAGACCAATTTGTCCACTGTGCCGGTCATGGCTGTAAACATTACCGAGCTCAAGTACGATCGTACTCGAGTGCAGGAGCCTAATTTTGTTAGCAAAATGAGCATACGTCAACGTGCAGTTGATCCTGTTACTGGCGAGCTACAACAAGTGCAAGGCAATACCTTTAGTGTCGAACGACTAATGCCAGTGCCGTATTTGTTGACACTAAAGCTGGATATTTGGACATCCAGTACCGAACAAAAGTTGCAATTGTTAGAACAAATTCTAGCTATATTTAATCCAGCGATTGAAGTGCAGAACACTGACAATTATGTTGACTGGACCAGTTTGAGTTATGTAGAGTTGACTGATGTTAGTTGGACCAACCGCACTGTGCCAATTGGAACCGAAAACCCTATAGACGTTGCTACACTGACTTTCCAAGTGCCAATTTGGATCAGTGCTCCAGCCAAGGTTAAAAAATTGGGTGTTATCGAACGTATTATTGCCAGCATTTACGACACACAAGAAGAAATGGAAGCTGCTATATTGGCCGGCAAACTGCTAAATGGTCAGCGACAGTATGTTACACCACTGAATTATTCGGTACTGTTGCTGGGCGGGCAGTTGCAAGTATTCTTACCAAACAGTACCGCAACCGCCAATTCCAATGCTGGAAACGTCGCACAAAATTGGCCTGCAGTAATCAATGTGTTTGGCGCAATACGCAACGGTATCAGTGAAATGCATTTTAGTTCTGAGGACGGAGGTCCCGACATTGTAGGCACTATTGCTTTAAATCCCTTGGACCCCACTGTGCTGTTTTTCACAGTTGACGCCGACACTGTGCCGGTTAATTCACTGATGCCCATTGATGCTATCATTAACCCAGTTAAAAGTTTGCCTGGTGGAAAATTAAGCACACCTGTTTCGGGACAACGCTATTTGTTATTGGACGGCATTGCAAATACTGTGGCGTGGGGTGTAAACTTTGTAGCCGCAGCCAACGACATTATTGAATTTGATGGTGCCAATTGGACTGTGTCATTTGCGGCTGCATTGGCCTCCGGAAATGCGTATGTGACCAATATCAACACTGGGGTACAATACAAATGGAACGGCAGCAATTGGCTAAAAAGCTATGATGGCGAGTACCCTGCAGGACGTTGGCATTTGGTGCTGTAATGGAACTGGGACATTTGACCGGGTGCGGTGCACTGGTACACGCACGATCAACCGGACGTTATCTTTGGCTGCAGCGAGTCAACAGCAGTTACAGTGGAACTTGGGGCATTGTGGGCGGCAAAGCCGAACACAACGAAAGTCCGATTCAAGCACTGTCAAGAGAATATTGTGAAGAACTGGGCACACCATTTAACCCTGTTCGACTAGTACCTATCGAACAATACACTGCTGCAGATCGACGTTTTGTATATCATACATTTTACATGATGATTGAACACGAGTTTGTGCCTGTACTCAATGACGAACACAGTGGTTATTGTTGGACCACACTGGACTCTAGACCCACTCCGTTGCATCCCGGAGTTTGGCGTATTTTTGAATACGACGTAGTGATGCAAAAATTATTATTTCTTGGTAAAGATCATGTTTGACCCCCAAATTGAAATTATCAACATCAAGTCCATTGGCGATCAACGGCTGACTGTGTGTCAAGCCTGTGAACACTATCAAGAGGACGGCACCTGTCAACTCAGTGGACACGTCATGCCAGTAAAGGTCTATGAACTCGCAGAGCAGTGCCCTGAATCACGTTGGTAATTAAACTGGTAGTTCGCGGATGTGAACTACTGCGTTCAGTGCCGGTGCAGTAACAAACACCACTTGACTACCAACTACGTTATAGTCATCAACCGGCAGTTGCAATAGCCCGTTTTTAAATACCAGCACTGAATTGGTTGACAACAACGGTGTCGACACTAGGAAAGTGGTGGTTGTGCCATTTCCTGTGTATTTTCTACTAACATAAGAAGTAGAAGTTCCGGCGACTTGATTGGTAGAAGTAACATAGCTTTGTACTTCTACTCGCTGCCCTGTGGTTGCAGCACTGGTCAGTGACAAGGTTTGTCCATCAACTGCAGTAAATCCCACACCGTCAATGAGTCTAACACCATTGACATAAACGTCGATATAACCGGGCCTATAGCCCGCAGACACAGTGAACACAGTCTGTGTAGAAGCTACCAAGTAGTTTTGTCGCTTGACCACAAACCCCACAGGATCTGGAGCCACTGTGGTATAGGCCACCAAACGTATGAGATCGCCAGCAGCCAGCCCGTACAGCATGGTAATGGAATACCCACTGCTGGCTGCTGTATACTGATTGCTGCTTTGTAGTATGCCGTTTATGAATAGGTCTGTCAGTGTCGGCACAAACTGTGTAGCCGACAGTATCAGTGTTTGCCCTTCGGTGGCCACAAAGTTTTGTACTGACCGGTTAATGGCTCCCAGCACCGCACCCGAACTAAAGTCCAGTATTTCAACAACGGCATTGGCTGCAGGTGTAGGTGTTAGTGTAACTACAGATCCCGATAATGAAAACGAACTGGACGGTTGTTCAACACCCGCAATATAAACCATTAGATTAGCTACGGAATTAGGCGTTACCGTCAGTGTAAAGTTTGCACTGCTGCCTGTGGCAGTGAAACTCTGTCGACGAATCAAGTAGCTGGTAGGTATAGTAAATGTGCCTATACCTGATCCGCGACTTTGCCAATAGTTTCCGTTCCAAATCCAACTGCTGCCGCCGCTGGTAAAAATTTGATTAACTGTAGGTGAAGTGGGAAACGCGATGGCCATGCAAATATTTAGCTGCGGCTAAAATAGTAATCACCATCGGGACCGTTGTTGCTGAACAGGCCGTGACACACAAATCCTTGATCAGCCATGTAGTTGATTACTGTATCACGCAGTGGTGCGCCAGTGTTGTACTCTACTACTTGCAGTTCCAGTATCACATGGTTGCAGTGCCTGAGGCAGTCTGCACCACCACGCAGCACATCTAGTTCAGCACCTTGTACGTCAATTTTAAGTAGGTCGGGCCAAGGGAATCCATTATCACGCACCACAGAATCCAGTGTTTCTGTACGTAACCGTCTGCGATGCCGCTCATTGAAATAAGCAGGCGCTTCAGGATTCACTGCTGCATTTTCCAAGTAGTAGCTGTTGCCACCAGGATGCTCGTTGTTTTGATAAAAGTCCACAGCACGTTCCGTGTCACTGAGCACACCAATGTGATAGCGCAGGCCTTCCTCTTGATATATAAACTCCACGCTGTCCATGGCGTCAAACACATGGTATTGTGCATCGGGCCAAACACGATGCGCTTCATTGGTCCAGTGCAGTACACAAGCACCGATGTCGTAAATGACACCGGGCTCGACACCTTGTAATTTCAGCGCATGTAAGAATTCCACATGGCTTTGTGGTAGTAGACGTTGACTGCCCAGTTCACGAAGCCGATCCTGAGTTGACTGTGATTGTGCTGCTGGAATAGTGTCATCAATAACAAACTCACCTAGTCCAATGTGTCTACACTTGATGCTGGTATCGGCCCACAGTTTGAATCCACACTCCCTAGCACGCCGACAAAAGAACACATCTTCACTGATGGTGTTGGCATGGTCAATGGCACTGTGATATTTAAACTGTGGGTAGCCAATGGCATCAAACACAGCTCGCTTGACCAGTATACAGCCAAATCCAGCACCATGAACTTCAATCAGTCCACGATCCTTAAGGCGTGCATAGTCAATGTTAGACAGCCCACCATGTCCGTTGTCCTCATAGACTTCTACAATGTGCTGTCCAGGTTTGCGTTGAATGTACAGTCCGGTAACAGCATCACGATCATGATTCAACAGTTTAACCAGTGTGTCAGGCGGGAAAGCAATGTCACTGTCTACGCTAAACAGGTAGTCATAGGGTGTGTTTACTACCCAGTGTGCAATTAAATTACGCACTTGATCAATGTTGTAACCATAAAAGTATTGAAAGGTTGCTGTATACCCTGGAGGTATGATCAAGTCATAAATGCTTTTAAAAGTTTCTACTTCAATGTGTTTAGCAGTAGGAATACCAATCAATATACGTTTAGTAGTGAGTCCAGTATTGGTGGTGTCAATGGTGGGGTTTTGAGTCATATTTTGCTTGATTTCGTCGTAATATAAGCCTTCTTTGGCTAAAAAACCTTGGGTAATTGCCGTGTCGGATGTAGTACTAGCAAACGGTGTATAAAATGTTAAATTAGTAATTAGATAGTTGGATCTGCCCTGTACCAGTTGCCAATCAAAAATGTAATTGTCACCGTAGTAGATTTTGAGATCGTCAGGAATAGGACTCCAATTGCTGCGATGAATAAACATCAAGCAACCAAATCCATGTGTGTGCTGTCCAGTCCAAGGTATGATGTCAATCGTGCCATCAGTCACAGGTGGATGATCAAATATGGGATCTCCTGGGCACAGACCAAATACACCTGCTGCGGGAGTTATGAGATCCACTAAGTGATCAAACAGCTTGAGGTCAAAAGTTACATCATCGTTCACAATGCAAATGCGATCATACTGTGCAACCTCAACTCCCAAGTTCCAAGCTGGATTAACGTAGATGTTTTCGCCCGGAACGAATCGTTTGATTTTGGGGTGATCTGCCAAGTCGCCGGGGGCTGCTGGATTGTCATTGTCAATTATAATGACTTCGCCCACCAGTTCATGTTCACACAGTTCGGCTAGAAACTTAACAAACTGTTCGGCAGCACGCCACATGGTGGGCACCACCACTGTGTATAAACTTGGTTTTTTACGAGCCAATATAGCATTGGCATTGCGTGTTTGTTCAGCACCATTGACTTTGTAGTCGTTTAAGGGACTGGCGTCATTGTAGAGATAAGCTATGTCAGTTAAACAGCGTACTGCTGCCGGGCTGGCCTGCTCAATTAAACTGTAGAACAAACTGCCATCCCCACCAGCCCTATACCAACGTCCCTCATGATCTTGAAAGTCACTGTCAGGTACACGTTGAATCAGTCGCTGTACAAATGTTCGCAGATGTGTGTAGGGCATGTTCCAATTAAACTTATGGGCACGATAAGAGCCTGACTGTTTAACTGCCGCAGGATAGGGTTGGCTGATTAGTGGGATATTATCTACCACACTCCAGCAACTGCCATAAGTAAATTCTGCACCGGTAGCGTATTCAGCATTGTAGCGAGCAAATATGGTATTGTCGGCAGCCAGTGAGTCATCACCATCTACCAGCATGACAATGGCTTCAGGATTGTCTATGCTCCTAATAGTTCGCACTTGGTTGTAGACTGCGCCACAATTGGTACTGTTGGCAATGTATTCAAAATGTGCTTCTACATCCTGTGGCAGTGCAGTCAGCGCACGTTGTACTGCAAGTTCACTGGCATCAGTGCTGGCATCATTGATTATCACACAGCGATAATTGTCATAGTCTTGTGCAGCGATACTGGCAATGCACTGTTCAATGTAATTGGCTGCATTGTAAAATGGCACTATGACCACGATCTCACGTTCATTGCCCACACGGTGTGGTTCTAGTTCCACACGGTTGTGTGTTCTACGTCCCCATACATGATGCACTGCTCGATTAATGCGACTCACTGACCTATAAGCAGCACGTGGTAAATGCTCTTTGAGTTGATAGTAAAAATGCTGTCGCCACTGTTCAGCCACAGTGTCCCAACTGGCCCAGGGCTTGACTGCATTGCAGTAGTACCGTCGTTGTTGATGTAAGTAAGTGTCTTGTGCTGCTCGCACAGTCATGGCCACAAAACGTTCTACTTGTTGATCTGTATTGATATTGGGGTATAAGCTGTTGGGCTCAATGGGATAGTCAATCTTGTAACAGGCTAAATCCACAGCAGTTTCTTCCATGGCACCAAATCTACAGGTCAATACTGGTGTATTGTACAGTAGACTTTCCAGTGTGCTGATGCCAAAAGTTTCCGGGAAACTGGTGGGATAGATCATAAAGTTGGCGCGTGCCAACAGCTTGGCAATTTCTGGCTGTGGAATAACTCCAGTAAATGCAATGCCCAGCTCGCTATACTTAGGATCTTCAACCATGCCGCGCCAAGTCAGTTCCTGTGCGTCAGGCGCTGCTGTGGCACCAAATCTGTAATATCCACCAATTACGATCAATCTAGCCGCGGGCAATTGTTGTTTAACCAATGGCCACACACGATCAACCAAGGGGATCATGCCCTTGGTCACTGACGCATTGTACACGTAGAGATTGGGATCCTTGGCCGACAAGTCAATTTCATCAATGTGACTGCGGGCGCCATTGCGTGTAACGAAGATTTTGTTTTTCAACACTTCATACATGCGCTTACTGCCGTGATCACATGTGGAGACATAACTGGTATGCCAATCGCTCAGTGTGAATATGTCTGTGATGCGATCTGCAGCAGCCAAGGGTTCAATAGCACGATCGCCCAAACAAAATGTGTCGTGCATCCATAGTACTCGCATTGAAGACCGGCTCAGTATGCGATCATAGAGATTCATGCTCATGTAGGGCAGAGCTCGGTTGTCGCCCAAATTGGGCAGATCTGATGCCGGCAAGAATGGTATTACTGTACGTGAACTGATCACAATGTCAAATTCATGATCCTGCGCTAGATCCTCTACGGGACGGTACCGTACACGGTTATACACTCCGGGATTGGCCCCGTCAGTGTTGCAGCGATTAAACACTGTGACAGCAAAGCCCAGTTGGGCCAGGCTCTCGCTCATGTAGGTTACAGCACTTTCGCTGCCGCCTAGTCCTTGTTGGTAAACTGTGGTACCATCATAGGGCAATCCTATGATGTCGATTATGGCAATGGTTATGGTCATGATTAGAATGAAATTATATGTGTATTTAATGGGCCCGACTGCGGGCTACACAATTTCGTTCTAATTTAAAACGTAACAGTCCCGCTCGTAGTCCATGAGTATACACGATAACCAGCACCAGATCCTACCCAATTGAATGGACTGCTGTTGAAAACGGTAGGACTGTTGTTGGCAGTGATGGAAAATCCATTGCTGCTCGTGTCAGTAAATGGCGCCCAGTGGTTGGCATTCAGCAGTAGACTGGTACCTGTTACTGCTGTTAACGGTGCTGCGGAGGGCGTGAAAGCTGCTGTGTATACGGCTGTGCCTTTTACTAGTCTAACATTGGTAATGTAACCAGCAAAATAATAGTTTCCGCCACCACCAAAGTTACCAACGGTAACAGCTTGAGCTGCATAGTTGTGGTTACTGGTTGCACTGGTCAACAGTGCACCGTTGACAAACATTCGCAGTGTATTGCCCACTCTTGACACTGCAACATGCGTCCAAGTCATTGAACTAATGGTTGCTGCTGCGGGCGAAATAGACCCGTCGGTACCGTTATAATAAGCGAGTTTGTTTTGATAATATGATAATGTCCCACCATTGCTACCATGGTCAATGATATAAAAATTACCCGAAACTGAATTCCATGATGCTGAAGTAGGATAAATCCAGGCTTCCCAAGTAAAATCACTGGTACCATAAGCAAATGCTGCATTGCTGGCTACAGTTAAGGTTTGATTAGTGCCGTTGAGACTGATGCTGGCTGGCCCAATTGTGGCTGCGGTAGGGCTACTTGTTGTGGATACGGGTGCCGAGTAGTAGTCGGGATAGCGTAGCACTACGATGCCGCTGCCACCTGCTCCGCTTGAATTGCCTGCTCCGCCACCCCCGCCACCACCTGTGTTGGTAGTACCTGTGCTACCTACGCCGTTAAGACTTCCTGCTCCACCACCACCAATACCACCAATACCAGCACTGGTCATACCACTGTACCCACCGCCACCACCACCACCGGCATAAGCGACTCTAATGCCGGTTATGTCAGATGCGATGCCAGCCCCGCCATTTCCTCCAAAACCGGTACCCGATGCTGTAGAATTTAAACCAATTGTACCGGCACCGCCACCACCGCCAGCAACTTGGAAACCACCGGTTCTATACCCATATCCGCCAGCATTACCTTGACCAGAGGTACCTGTACCACCATATGTATACCCTGTACCGTTAGCAATTCCTGCCCCGCCGCCACCAGATCCGCCACTTTTTCCATTATTTGTATTGTAACCGGATCCGCCCCCACCGCCAGTTGCCGTTATTATACCAAAAACAGAATTATTCCCATTATTCCCATCAGTATCTCCAGTAACTGCTGCACCACCAGCACCAATGGTTACTGTAATAGCCGAATTAGGTATAATACCAGTGAAACCTTGAAGAAGACCACCGGACCCACCACCGGACCCACCCCCACTGCTGGAACTTGAAGAAGTCCCGCCTGACCCACCCCCAGCAACAATCAAATATTCTACAACAGGTGGGGCAATACCAGTCCAAGTGCCGTTTTTAGCAGCCAGACTGGCTTGGCTTAGGGTAAAAATCCCGCTGTAGAGTGGCATAGTTGATTAAGGTGCAGGTGTAGTTGTGGTTTCGGGCATGGTGAATTCAACCCATGCTAGGGCAGCTTCGTCCCAATTATACATCTTACCATCTGTAGGCATGGCTGTTGGGGCTGACCACAAGCAGGTCATTTCATCTAGGACCCAACTTGGATAGGGCTTGGGTGGGATGAAAGCATCTCTCACGCTGTCGTAAGTGTAGCCAATACCTGCGTAATTTTTACGTAATGGTGTGCCGCCTTGTGTATGTACGCCGCCTTGTGTGTTGTATGAAGTTTGAACCCAAGACGCAGGATCACCCCAGTGTCCTGTGTTTAGTGTTTCTTGGTCAATTACGATGACCTGAGTGACAATACCGTTTTCTACTTTTGCAAAATGTGCCATTGAAATATCTCCTTAAAAAGTAATTGAACCTGAACTGGTCCAAATATATATCTGAAATCCGTTGTTGTACAAAATTTGTGGGTTGCCTGTGGTGCTGGCTGGTGGGTTTAGATTTTGTGGGTAACGTATGATGACAATACCAGAACCGCCGGTGCCACCAGAAGAAACAAGTAATGAACCACCGCCACCGCCACCGCCAGTATTAGCAACCCCAGAAGTACGCGCCCTCAAATTATAAACCCCGCCGATACCACCTCCACCAGCACCGCCCAAGCCGCCGTTAGTTCCTTTGTCAGGGTTTGATGCTGTACCACCATTATCTGTACCACCGCCACCGCCACCAGAATAGAAAAAACTATTGCCAGATATGCTAGATACCAAACCAGTTCCTCCGTTTCCAGCCGCTGAAGAAGCACTTGCTACTGTTGATGAATTACCGCCAACCGAACCCGCTCCACCACCTCCGCCAGCAGTTGTCATTGAGCTTAGGCCATCAGCGCCACTACCGCCAGTATTTCCTTGTCCAGATATTCCTGTCCCCGGCGATGTACCTGTGCTAAAAGCACCACCACCTCCGCCAGAACCACCTGAAGTACCATTTACTCCATTTGCCCCTCCGCCGCCGCCTCCAGTTGCAGTAATTGACGAGAATACCGAATTACCTCCTGAAGACCCTACATTAGCACCACCACTAGCACCACCAGTACCGCCAGCACCCACTGTTACAGTTAAAGCAGTTCCGGAGACAACAGAAAATCCAGCCGCCGATAACAAACCGCCAGCACCACCACCTCCAGAAGCATAACCCGCACCATATGCACCACCTGCTCCACCACCACCAGCCACTACAAGGTATTCTACCATATTAACAGTGCCTTGGGCAAGTGGATTATAAGTTGCGCTAACGTAGCCGCCTAAGTATTGATTACTCATAGTTGATTAAAAAGTTATTGTGCCGCTGCTGGTAAACGTGTAAACCGAGTCTGTGCCCACTGTAGAGGAGGTAGGTGATCCTGTTGTGCCCGTTGCTGATCTTGGTGCTCGAATGATTACGATACCTGAACCACCTGCACCACCAGGTGCTCCCCATCTTCCACCACCTCCACCACCTGTGTTTACTGTTCCAGTATTGGCTGTTGCAAGGTAAACTCCAGCACCGCCACCGCCTGTACCTCCAGTACCCGGTGTTCCTGTCCAACCAGAGCCACCTCCACCACCAGCATAATAAACACTACTACCTGTTATACTAGACACTACACCAATTCCGCCATTACCACCTGTGGGTCCAGATGAAGACGGTGATAACCCAGCACTGCCTGCGCCGCCACCCCCGCCAGCAGCATTAAATGTATTATTTGCCCCGCCGCCACCGGCATTGCCCTGCCCTACAGTACCAGCACCCCCAGTCCCTATTGGGGATGATGTTGCCCCACCACCCCCACTACCGCCCGCACTTGCTAGAGAATTATTATTTGCAGATCCACCACCAATAGAAGTAATAGAACCAAGAACAGAATTTTGACCGCTTGTGGCAGCCGCACCGCCCGCGCCAACAGTAACCGTATATGCAAGACCCGCAACAATAGTGCCAGTAGAGGTTAATAAACCACCAGCACCCCCTCCACCCTCACTAGCACCCCCACCACCACCTGCTACAACAAGATATTGTACAGTAATGAAACTTTGTGTAGGTACAGTGAGTGTACCCGAGCTGGTAAATGTGTGAACGGTGTAGCCATTGGCTGAGGTAACTGTGCCCCCACCCAGCATTTGGGCACCAGGATAGCGTACTATGACAATACCTGAGCCACCAGCTTTAGATCCGCTTGCATTATTCTCGCCGGTGCCACCACCACCACCTCCAGTATTTGTACCGCCAGTAGTTGCAGCGGGAGCAGAACCGTTTGCAGAGTTAGCGCCATACCCAAACCCGCCACCGCCTGACCCACCAGTCCCGCCAAAAGTTCCGCCTTGACTAGCGCCCCCACCTCCGCCGGCATAAGCTGTAACCGTTCCGCTAATAGCCGATGCGACACCTGCTCCGCCATTGCCGCCATAAGACGCACCTGAATTTGCAGAACCAGTTGACCCGACAGTTCCTGCCCCACCGCCACCATAGCCACTTAACGCATCACCAGGACCCGTATAGGAGCCACCGGCATTGCCTTGTCCTGCTATTCCTTGACCAGCTGCCCTGCCATTTTGCCCTATGCCGCCGCCTGATCCTCCAACGCCTGGAGTTGACCCAGCATAAGACCCACCACCGCCTCCGCCAACAGCAGTAATTGATCCAAGTACAGAATTTTGTCCGTTTGACCCAGTGGTACTATTTGCCCCGCCTGCTCCGCCACTACCAATGGTTACAGTTAATGATGAGCCAAAAGTAATAGGCAGTAGTCCTTGTAATAGTCCACCCCCACCTCCTCCTCCAGCATTACCTGCATTGTTTCCGCCACCCCCACCGCCACCAGCTACTACTAAATACTCTACATAAGTAGGTAGTTGAGCTGATCCTGTCCAAACATTGGCGCGTACCGCTTGTAGTTGGTCACGAATAGTAAAAATGCCTGTGGTCATGTTGAGTTAAAAAGTTATTGTGCCGCTGCTGACCCAAACATACACACGGTATGGACCTGCAATATAAGTTCTTGGGCCACCTGTAGTTGACTGCGGAAAGCCTTGTCCAGCAGGATAACGTATTACTACAATGCCCGATCCTCCAGCACCACTAGTACAAGATACGTTAACGTACCCACTTCCTCCACCACCACCGCCGGTATTGGCCAATCCAGAAAAACCATTTATTCCAAAACCGCCCGCAACTGTTGGAAATTCTCCACCTCGTCCACCACCCGCTGTACCTAACCCGCCAGTATATCCTACTACACCACCACCGTTATTTGCGCCACCCCCGCCCCCGCCAGCATATTGAATTGGCGACCCAGTGATAGTTGAAGATATACCAGCACCTCCAGCACCACCTGTTGGACCTATTGCACTTACCCCTGTACTGCCGGCGCCACCGCCACCGCCACCGCCATAATCTGTCGAAAAACGTCCAGGGCCTCCACTATAGCCTTGTCCACTTGTACCAGATCCTCCAGCGGAAGCATATCCGCCATTGCCGCCGCCACCCGACCCGCCTGCTCCCCCAGCAATGTTACCGCCTGATCCACCACCGCCCCCAGCCGCAGTTATTGATCCGAAAACACTGTTAGAACCATTATTAATATTTAAATTGTAACCGGATGCTGTAATTCCTGCTCCGCCAGCACCAACTGTAACAGTAATAGCAGCACCAGGAGTGATTGTGTAACCGGTAGCAGTTAATACCCCACCTCCACCACCTCCGCCCCCACCTCCACCATTGGACCCACCTGCACCCCCACCAGCCACAACCAAGTACTCTACAGCGGTGACAGGCCATGTAAGGCCAGACTGGGTAGCACTGACTAAGTTACCAGCGTAGCGAAAGCT